AGCGCGGTCGCGCCGCGGGGATTGCAGGCGATCTCCTGGACCGCGAAGCCGGCCGCCTGGCGACGCTCGATGCTCCGGACGATCGCGCGCTCGTCGATCACGTCGCCGTCGGTGAGCGCCAGCCAGCCCTGGTCGATCCAGGGCCGGTAGCTGATCTTGTGCTCGTCCTCGAGCCGGGCGATGTTGTCGGCGGGGACGAACGCGTCGAGCAGCGTCGCCCACATCAGGTGACCGGACATGAACGGGTTGGGATGGCGCAGCAGCTGGACGTAGTCGCTGTCCAGGACGCGGGAGCGCACGCCGGAGGATGCATCCCGCCGCCACAGCGCCGGCGGCGCCTCGGGGAAGGTGCGCGCGATCCAGTTCACGCACGCGCTGACGATCGAGTTGCCGGAGCCGTCGCCGACGCTCGACACGTAGTCGCGGCCGGCGTGCAGCGGCCCCCACGACAGCGGCGTGTAGGCGTAGCCCTGCGTCGGGAAGGTCAGGCGCTTGAGGCCCGGGATGCCCGCGAGCGTCTTGGCGAGGAAGCCCATCTTAGTCCCCCAGTCCCGCGACCAGCAGGAACACGCGCACGCACAGTCCCAGCCACGCGCCGGTGATCAGCATTGCCGCTGCCCAGATAACGGCCCGCGTGAGCGCTTGCGCGTCTTCTCTCATACGGCCCGCCAGCCGCGCTGCGCCGCGATCGGCTCCAGCGTCCGGCTCAGTCCCAGCAGCAGCGCGATCGCGCCGGAGATGTCCACCCGCGCGTCGGGGTCGGGTGCCAGGTCGCCGGACACGTTCCGTCTGGCGCGCAGGCTGCCCATCATCGACGCCAGCAGACGGTCGCCAGAGTGGACGATGCGCTTGGCGCGCACCAGGTCGTCGAGCTCGTTCATCGCCGGGGACATCAGCGTGAAGCTCGGCAACACATCAGTCACCGTGAAGCCCGCCTCCATCAGCGCCCGCCGTAGCGCGGCTGGACCGCGCGGGTTGTAGGCAACCTCGCGCACCAGCCAACCCTGCGCGGCGCGCCGCTGGACGCCGGCCACGACGGCGCGCTCGTCGACGAGGTCGCCCTCGGTGACCTCGAGCCAGCCATCCTCGATCCACGATCGGTAGCTGATCTTGTGCAGCTCCTCGAGACGCGGGATCGCAGCACCGGGCACCAGCGCGTCGAGCACCACCCGGTACGGCTGGTCGCCCTCGGGCGGGAAGACGTAGCAGGCCGAGGCGACGTCGGCGTTGCGCGTCGCCACCACGCCCACCACGCACGTCCGTCCGGCGAGCTCGTGCTCGACCACCATGCCTGCGGTGGCGGCCCACGCCTCGGGCGTGATCCAGGTGACCTCGTCGTCCTGGGTCCAGATGTTGAAGTGGTTCTGGAGGATGCCGTTGCGCACGCTCGGGCGTTCCACGGCGCGCTTGACCTGTTGGCGCAGGAAGTCCTCGTAGACGCTGATGCCGAGGTTGGGGTTGGCCTTGCGCCAGACGGCGGGGTCTTCCCAGTCGTCGTCCCGCTCGGCGTAGTGCAGGTCCACGAGCAGCTCGTCGTCGAGCGCGGGATCCTGCAGCACGCGCAGGGCGTGGTCCCACTCCTCCCAGCCCACCGACTGGTTGTCGGAGCCCGCGGTCATGCACGACACCATCAGCGGGTCGGCCACGGTGCCCTGCGAGGTGGTGAGCGCGGTGAGCAGGGCGCGGGATGGCTGCGCCTGCAGGTCGTCGATCAGCAGCCGGGTGGGATGGTCGCCCCAGGCGTGCTGTGCGTCGGAGGAGATGACCTTGTACCAGCCCAGGCTCAGCGGCGGCTGTCTGAGGATGCGCTTGGCCGTCCCACCCAGCACCCGCAGCCGCTTGGACAGCCGCTTGTCGTGCCGCACCATCGCCGCGGCGTAGTCGAAGATGATCGCGGCGTTGTTCCGGTCGGTGCCGGCAGAGATGACCTTGGGCACCGTCACACCCTCGCCCACCAGTCCCTTGAGGCCCAGCGCAGCAGCGAAGGTGCTCTTGGAGTTGCCGCGTGCGACGCCGATGAGCGCCCGCCGGTACCGCCGCCCCCCACCCGGACGGCGCCAGCCCTCGAGCGCGCCGACCACAGCGGCCTGCCAGGGCGGCAGGACGTAGCGCTCGCCGGCATGCGGGCCGTCGGGCAGACGGATGTATTTGGCGATCCACGCCACCGCGGCGTCGGCCGCGTGGCGGTCGAAGACGTAGACGCCGTCTCGCTCGCGGTGCTTGGGCGCGCGCTCGCGCAGAGTCCAGGTCAGCGGCACGTCAGAGTCGCTTCCGGCGCTCGAGGAGCTGCTCCAGCGTGTGACGACGGTTGCCGTAGCCGCCGTCGCAGTAGCCGGTCTTGAGCGCGCTGTCGCGGGCGCAGAGCGGCTGGAGGTTGTCGCGGGCGTGGGTGCCGCCGGCATTACGCGGGATGATGTGATCGACCACCACGGCCCGTACCTGCTTGCCGTCGGCGGCGCACATCCGGCACCACGGCTCCGCGGCGAGGACGGCGGCGCGGATCTTGGACCAGGCCCAGCCCAGGTGAGCGCCGGAGCTGCGGCGGTGGCGGTGACGTGGGCAGGGCTCGAAGTGGGGACATGGTTGGCGCAGACAGGGCCGGCGTGCGGACCAGGGCACCTAGACGACATCGAGGCCGGCCTCGTCCCATTCAGCGCCCGCGTCCGTCGTTGCGATACGCGTGCGTGATGCGGGCGTCGCGCCTACCTCCGAGCAGCAGCGCAGGTACGCGGCGAAGGCGTCGCGGGCGAGCTTGACGTGTGGCGTCGGGCGCAGCCGCGGGCCCTCGCGGTAGACCGGACCGTGCTTGTGCAGGAACTCAGTCGCCTCGCGCCACTGGGCGAACGACTCGCACAGGCCAGCCAGGACGCCGCCGTCGAGCGCCGTGAGCAGGCCGGGGATGTACGCGAACTCGGCGACCAGCAGCCGCCAGTGCCGCTTCGCCGTGGGGCTCAGCCAGTCCGGGCAGCGCGGCACGATCGCCCGCGGGCGGGGCTCGTGCTGCGGGATCGGCCGGTGGCCGCGGTTGCCCTCGAGCACGCGGATCGCCGTGGGGGTCGGCTTGCGGCCGTTCATGCCGCGACCGTCTCGCCGGCCGGGATCCGCTCGGCCTTCCGGCCGGCGAGGTTCTCCCAGCGTTGCACGATGACATCGCAGTAGCGCGGGTCCAGCTCGAGCGCGTAGCAGGCCGCGCCCAGCTGCTCAGCCGCGATGAGCGTCGAGCCGCTGCCCGCGAAGATGTCCGCGACCACGTCGCCCCGGCCCGCGCTGTTGCCGAGCGTGCGTCGGATCAGCTGGACCGGCTTCATGCTCGGGTGGTCCGGCGCGGCGTGCGGCTTGTCCTCGCGCAGGACGTCGCTGCCGTCGTGCGCCCGGATCTCCTTCATAGCCGCGAGGAGCTCGTCCCTGGTGAGCCTCGTGAGGTCGACGTCGTCGTCGATGACCGTGGTCTTGTCGCGGCCGCCCCACCAGGGTCGGGTCGCCCCACGCTTCCAGCCGTAGAGGATTAGCTCGTGCTTGTGGTGGTAGTCGGCATGCCCGACGACGAGCGCATTCTTGACCCACACGAGGGTCTGGTGGAGCAGCCATCCGGCAGCGATGAATCGATCGGCGAAGAGGTTCCCGAGCCGACCGGACGGCGAGGCGACGTAGATCGGCGCCCCGGCAGGAAGGTGCGCATCGAGTGCGGCGAACGCTGCGGCCAGCAGGCCCTCGGTGACCTCGCTCTGGTCGTTGCGGATGGTCAGGGCGTCGGCGGTGCCGCCGACGACGCTCACGCCATAGGGCGGATCGGTCCAGACCGCGGTCGGGCGGACGTCCCCGAAGAGGAGTGCGAGGTCCGCCGGGTTGGTGGCGTCGCCGCAGACCAGCCGGTGCCTGCCGAGCCCGTAGACGTCGCCGGCCTTCGTCGTCGCCTTTGCCGGCAGCGGCGGCACTGGCTGCTCTTCCCCGGAGTCATCAGCCCGGCGGTCGACGAGGATGTCCTCGATCTCGCGCGGGTCGAAACCGGTGATGCTCATGTCGAAGGCGCCGGTGTCGAGGTCGATGAGCAGGTCGCCCAGCAGCGACAAGTCCCAGGCGCCCTGGATCTTATTCAGCGCGAGGTTGAGCGCCTTCTCGCGCGGCTCGTCGAGGTCGACGACGACCGTCGGGGCGGTCGTGTGGCCGAGATCGCGCAGCACCGTCAGGCGCTGGTGGCCACCGACGACGCGCTTGGTCCGGCTGTTCCAGATGACCGGGTCGACGACGCCGAACTCCTCGATTGAGCGGCGGAGCTTGGCGTACTCCGGGTCGCCGGCCTTCAGTGCCCTGCGGGGGTTGTACGGGGCGGGGACAAGCTCGGACAGGGCCATTTCCACGAGGTTCATGCGGTCCCGGCCACAGCGGGGCACAGGTGGGCACACGGGGCGCCTACGGGGGCGAAGGTGGCGATAAGTGGCGCCTGGTGGCGGCCTTCGTGGGTCGCGTCCCGGCGGCGGAAGCCCGCGAAACGGCCTGTTTCCGCGCGATTACGGCTCATCCGGCGCCCCGGCGGCGAAAATCCTGATTTCGCGGGCGTGAATATGGGCCGGGAGCGTGCTCCCCTGCGCGATCTGTCGAGAACGAATCGACCCCGCCCCCCACCCCTGCTTCGACCCACACCGGACATCGAGGCGAAGGCGGCGGCGCTCGTGGCGAATCGGCCCGCTGGATTCATGCGTCGTCCCTCGTGAGCGGTGGAGTGCGCCCGTCGAGCGTCCCGCGGTAGCAGTCGTCGCAGAGCACCCCGTCATCGAAGACGTGGAAGATGGGCTGGTCGATCGTGCCGCCGACCAGGATCCGCAGGTCACACGCGTCGCAGGCGAGCACCGCTGCCGACGGCCTCGCCTCAGCCACGATCGCACGACCGTTGCAGAGCCCGCTGCAACGGATAACGACGTTTGCAGACCCCACCCTTAGGGGG